TGGAGTTCATGATGATGATGCTCCACTCAGACCGCAACGACGAAGCGGCAAGAGCATACGACCGCATCATCGCCCTGTGCGACCAAGCAGGGCAACCAGTCCGAAAGGACGCAGCATGAGGATAGGTGGCTACTACTTTGCCGATGTGGGATACGGTCTCAAGGTCGTAGAACACGAGGGAGGCTGGTCATTCTGGCTGCAGGGTGATGACGCCCAGCAGTTCCGTGACGAGTGGCAAGCGTACAGCGAACGGGTGGACAACGACTTCCGCCACTTCCTGTCAACGCACGAATATGATGGGCTGTTCGAATGAGAAGCTGGCCCATCTGGAATCAAATCACTGCCTGCGTATACAAGTCAGACAAATCGTATGGCGTCAAAGCAACAGGCGAGGTGACGGTCAAGGTCGGCACCTCTGCCAGCAACTCCCACATCTTCCTGCGACATACCACTACGCATCGGATGTTGGACAACGGAGACCGAGAGTATCGGTTCTACCTAGACGGCGAAGTGATCCGTCGAGCGGTTCTAAAGAAAGGGGCTACCGCGATTGAATACATCCCTAACTAAGCAACTGGAGCAGCTTCCCATCAAGGAGCGGCTGCTCTACCTAGAAGAAGCGTTGCGGGACAACCGCAGCGTTTCTCGCCAATACACAAAGCTGATCGACTACTACCAACAACAAGCGGTCGATCAGGGGCTGGCAACGTGGGTCTACAAACCATCAAGAGAGCTTGCCCCAACNAAAGATCAGTTCGTTGGCCTCTTCGGNCAAGAAGCCTTCGATCAAGTGAAACGTCCATCTAAACCAGAAAGGGACCTAATATGGCTCATCAAATAGACTTCATCGACTTCGGATCGTTCTGCGCAGACGAAATCAGGGAGTATTACGACCTCAACCCTGACCTGACCATCCTGACATACGCAGGCATGCTGGGCCTGACAGGTGGCGAACTCAAAGACATCCTCATGACAGATGGGTCAGCCATCGACAAAGAGGAAGAAAAGACAGCGCAACTGATGTTCGAGGAGGCAGACGAAACCTTCGGCGCAGATATCTAAACAAACAGGTGGTCCCAATCAGGGGCCACCGCATAACTCAAGAAAAGAATGAGCGGCTAGTCGCCGCCTGCTTCAAAGAAAAGAGAAGAAAAATTGAGCGGCTAGTCGCCGCCTGCTTCAAAGGCTAAGAAAATTGAGTGCTGCGCACACTCTATTTTTAAAAACCAACAGCACACGCTCCTTCGTCGCATGTGCTGTTGGTTTTAGTACGCGGATTCCGCGCCGGAAGCCGCAAGACTTGGTTGGAAGCCGCAAGATTCCGATAGCCGAATGAACATCCGAGGTCGAAGGTCCAAAAATAATTCACCAAAACTACCGTATCGGCTGCAGCAATCGCTCTTGATACCCGTATCAAGGGCCTTGGACCCGTCACAACCGTCAAATAAAAGAAGCCCCTTAGTGCTTGGGTCTTTGACCAAGATGTAATTCAAGCCCCCACGCGCCCAATATGCGGCATTCCACGCAATTTGATTGGACGTCAATTTTATCCGGTTACCAGAAGACACTTTTAGCTCTACCCAAAAGGGTATTCCCTGCCAGATTACATGTACATCGGGTACTCCACCCCCATGCTTGTTCTCAATCCTTGTTGCAAACGTCTTTTTTGGCAGTGATTTCCTCATTGTATTCCAAAAGTTCGCCTCCGGTCCCTTGCTCATTGGTTACATCCTTATACTCAGCCTCAATATCAAACGCTTGTGGATATTTTTTCTGCAGATCGGCAAGCCGACCAACAATCTCATCGCGCGATAGTTGATCTATTGTATTTATATTCTCCCTCCGATCTACTGTCAGGCCCCCCAAAGCTGATCTAATTTTCTCAGCGTTGATTGCTGCAGAATATTGTCCATCATCTTCTGCCCCACGGGATAGCTTTGAGAGCCGTTCAAGCTGACCCATGATGGTGACGCCATATCGCCTCTCTCTTTCCTCCCTGAGTTCCTTCACACGTTCCACAACGTGCGGGAAATCACGCCCGTTAAGCAATACCGTGGCCTGTTTACTAGACAGGCGGTACGCATATCCGGCCTTCCTTGCGCTTTCAGTATTTGTATAGATACCTTCTGCGACATGCTTGGCAAACGTCTCTTGCCGTGTTGTCAGAGTAGGACGATGTTTACCCGTTTCTCGTGCCATATAACCCCCAAATCAGTGTAATCAGTTTGTACTCACTGTACTCATTTTCACAGGGAAAGGCCAGTTAAAGGTAGTCCNGCNCAACCATAGCGGGANGCCAAAGTGTCAATTAAAGACCTTTTCCAGAGGTTTTGTACTCATTGTACTCACCCTGTAATCACCTAGGGCAGGCTTAGTCCATGTTCTAAAAGGATATTTGCTAGGGTGAGTACATGATTACAAATAATACAGGATTTTTTTTCATTTTTTTTTTTTTTTAATTTATCTGGAAAAAGGTCTTTATGTGCTCTTGTAATCACTAACGTACTATGCCATATGAATAAGGTATCATCATTCATGGAGGTTTACGATGAGCAAGCAGCAAGAACTAATGAAGAATATCGCTGACAATGTTGTTGGCATGATGAAGGAGCACGGTGCGGATTGGGCCAAGCCGTGGCGCAAGGCGGTTGGTGCAACGGGCGAGCCGTTGAGTGCCAAGAAGCGTCATTACACTGGCATCAACCGGATGAACCTTGGTTTGGTAATCGCGTTGCAAGGTTATTCATCCCCTGTATTTGGCACGTTCAAGCAGTGGAAATCTTTGGGTGCCAAGGTCAAGAAGGGATCGTCTGGCATTCCTGTAGTTTTCTATAGCCAGATAAAGATAAAGGACAAGCAATCTGACGAGGACCGTATGGTTCCGATGTTGAAGGCATTTTATGTGTTTAACGCTGATCAGGTTGAGGGTTGGGACGGTTCGTGGATCAAGGACCAAGCTCCGGAGGATCAGGAGTGGGAAGACGCTATTGATGCTGATGCATTGATAGAGGCATGTGGTGCCACGTTTCATCACACTCAGGGCAATCGTGCTTATTACAATCGTGGGTCTGACAGTGTGACGGTTCCATTGCGTTCACAATTCAAGGACGCGAGCGGGTATTATGGCACGGCGTTTCATGAGTTGGTTCATTGGACGGGTCACAAGTCTCGCTTGGATCGTGAGTTTGGCAATCGGTTTGGCGATGCCAAGTATGCTATGGAGGAGTTGGTTGCTGAATTGGGGGCTGTTATGTTGTCGATCATTAGCAAGGTTGATGTTGATCCGGCTCCTGACCATGCCAAGTATTTGAACTCTTGGATACGCATGTTGGGGGATCATCCCAACGCTATCATCAAGGCCACGTCCGCCGCTCAGAAGGCATCTGAGTACATTTTGCAATCATCAACAAGTCAGGTCGCGCAAGCGGCCTGAGAGGGGAGGATATCATGACACATAAATTCAAAAAGATCACTCATAGCAGTCTGGGACGAGAGCTTGATTTGCCTGAGTATGATTACCGTGGGTTTCGGTTTGTAAACAAGCCGTGGAAAAACTCATACGGTCATTGGGAAGCTACTCAGCGAGGAAGCGGCAAGCGGTTTGTTCATAACACTCGCAAGATGGTTAAGTTTCACGTTGATAATTTTATATTACGTTACCCACAAAACGGTTCAGGAGAAGAGGCATGAAACTACAGGATATATTTAACAAGGCATCGGCTCATTTGACGAGCATGGACGGTCCATCTTTGGACATGGACGGTGACGCTTGCGTGTACCGTGGGTATGACGATGATTGCGAGTTTAACGGTGAAATGTGCGCCGTGGGTCTGTTCATCGATGACGAGCATTATAGTCCCGATTTAGAGGGGGTAAGCATTAATGACAGTCATGCGGTATCTAACGCAGTCGCGCAATCTTGGGGCTTAGATGAGTTGAGCAGCAAGCAGCTTGCATTGCTTGATGATTTACAGACCGCGCATGACCGAGGTTCGAGGCGCGATGATTGGTCTAACTTTATTAGGGTATCTTTGGAGCGCATTCGCATGCAGCATGGGTTGGAGGAAAGCGCATGAGGGATTATGTTGTTAATGTTGATGTAAGGTTTCAGATCAAGGCTTTTAGTGAGTCTGAGGCTTGGAAGATTTGCGAGGCAAAAGCCGAACAAGTTGAGCGTCTATTAAAGGACGTTGCAGATGACTTTGTTGCTGGTGATGTGTGGGATTACACAGAGGATACCAGCGCATGATAAAATCACCCTATGATCGTGGCAGTGCGGACGCTTATTATTGGCGGCGTCCGGACCCGCATTGGTATCCGGAGGGCATTGTTAAGGGTCCGAGGGTTACTGACATGACCGATGAGCAGGTTGCGGATTACTATCGCGGCTATGAGCAGGAGGAGGACAGGAAGGAATGGGAATGAAGTACAAGGTTTGGTTACGTTATGGCACGAGGGGCCAAGACACGAGGGACATCTTTCGAGAGGTTGAGGCATTGAGCGTGGATCATGCTTTAATGTTGGTTAAGTCTATGACGCGGGATTATTCGAGGACGTTTGAGTGTAACGTGTCTCCGGTTGAGGAGGTGAGTAATGACTAGGATATGCGCTCATTACATTGTGGATAGGTTGGATGAGATATCCAAGAAGATTGAGGAGGACATAAAGTTAAACCCTGATGTTGATATATTTTCTGACGTTTTGGTCGAGGATTTACGGCATGAGATTATTTTTAACATGGGCGTTGATGCCCACAGTGCATGGAAGGGAGAGAAGGAATGAAGGCAACGATTAAGATCACACAGAGGATGCTCAACAAGAGCATCATAGACGCCAATAAGAGCGTTGTAGAATTGTTTTCACGCAACTTGGCGCACCGAGGTTACGTGAACATAGACAACGGTGCGAAGCAGGTTGTTAGGGCGGTTTATGATGACGGGTCTGGATATACTGAGACCGAGATCAGGCTGTATCGGCGTCCTCGTGGCGATAAGCTTCTATCCATCAAGGGCCTGTCAAAACGGGCCACGGCGGGGGACGTAGTAACGATTGAGTATGATGATAAGATAGGTGCCGTGGTGCGAGTAGCAGCGGCAGTAGAAGAGACTGTGGAGGTAATTGAATGACCCCACACGAGCGGCGAATACAATACCTCACCATAGCGGCGGCAGATAACAAGCGCATGATGGATCACAATGGGGGCAGTCAGAAGTATGGGCAGAAGTATATTTCTGAGCATTCGGGAAGGCAACCGAGGCGTGAGACAGTTGCTTTCCTTTCTTTGGTGGATGAGGGTGTTGAGATACAGGAAGCCGCAAGAGCGGCGGGGCTAACCATGCGGCAAGCCCGAGACATCTTACGACGAAGGAGAGAATGATGGTAACTGTTGTTACAGATAAGGGCGCGTGGTCTGAGGAAGAGTTTGAGGACTGTGTCGAGAGGTTCGGGGAGTTTCTGTCGGAGCTTCACGAAGAGAAACGTGATCCGGACCTAATGGTTCCGGTCATGTTTGGGATATTGGTTGATATGATGATTGACGTTCACGGGCCGGAAGACGCCCGTGAGATGATGGGTATCAACGTAATAGCTCAGTGTAAAAAAGCGTCTGGTGACGCAACAACAATGCATTAGGAGGAACAATGCAACAATTAAAAGGCTTAATAGAATATCAGGATGTCTATGTGGAAAAGATGTTTCCGCAGGGGCATGGCTTTGGGGTTAATACAGAGGGCGAAAGTGTTTTCTTTGATCCTATATTTGCAAAGAAGCATAGCTTGGAGGAGGGTTCGTTTCAAACGTTTGTGGTTGTACCAAACGCCCACGAGCAGAGGGACCGAACTCCTTGGAGGGCCGTTGGATCAGGAGCAAACGGCACGGCTCCTGCCCCAATACAGGAACCCGCAAGGCGTGTTATGGACTCAGACGAGGTTGATCGCTTGGTGCTAGATATACTAAGTGAGACGCATGACGATGTGAACGAGGACGCTTGGTTGTGTGGGGAGATAGCGTATGAACTGCAGGAGGACCATGAAGTAGATGGTCAGATGGTGAGCAATTCTTTACACCGTTTGTTTAATCAAGGCAGGGTTGTGAAGAGCATTACGCACCAACGTCCGGGGCTTTCTGCTAGGGGGTCGTTTGTTCGATGGGCCTTGACCTCTGCGCCGTTCTTTCCTCCGACATCAAAGGAAGTAATAGACATGGAGAAGTCGATTGAAGAAGGCTGAAGATAAAAAATACGCAACGGTGACAATCATGGCGAAAGACTTGGAGATTCTAAGGCGGATCGCTGCACAAGAGCGGCGGTCCATGCTTCAGCAGTTATCGTTGATTATAAATAAGTTTAAGGAAGAAGCTGCGTAAGTTTTTTTCTTCTATAAACGACAGAGCGAGGCCCGATTTTATCGTCGGGCCTCGTTCCATTTGCCCTTCTTACCAGCAAGGGCTTCTGGTTTTTCTTTACTGTAACCTCGTATCTGTGTGACGTTGAGGCTAGATTTCTTTAACCCTTTTAGATAAGCCCTTGCGATATCTTCGGTCAAGCCTGTTTGTTCCGACAGGACCGTGGCTCCAGTGTCGAGGGTCCGCAACCCTTTTTTAAAGTCCACCATTGTTTCGATGACGTCTTCATGGGTTGCGGGTTTTTTTATACGGTCAGCCATTCTCTTGCTTTTTCTCCAAGGACCACGGCCCCGATGTCGATCTTGCTTCTCAAAGATTTAACGATCTTTTCATCAATCGTTTTCTCTGTGATTAGATCGACGTATGTTACTGGGTTATGTTGCCCGATGCGGTGAGCGCGGTCTTCTGATTGTATCCGAGTTTCGAGGTTAAAGTCGTTAGCATAGTAGACCACGAGGTTAGCTTCGGTCAATGTCAGACCGTACCCTGCTGTTGCGGGATTGCCTACGAAGAACCTGATCGTGTCACCGTGTTGAAAGTCCCTGACGATTTGACTTCTCTTATCGTCGGACGTGTCACCGAAGTATGATGCGGCACAACCATCCCCAAATCTTTTGTTGAGTGCTTCGGTGATAGCTTTGATATCGTGTCGAAACCGTGACCAGATTATGGCTTTGCCTTGGTGCTCTTCTACTATTTCAAGCAGCGCATCTAGTCTGGTTGAGGGAAAGGTTATCATGTCACCATCATCTGTTTTGAGATGGCCTGACATAACTTGCTGCATGCGTAGGAGTTGGGTGATTACGGCGGGGGCCGTGGTCATATCGCCGTTTTCGAATAGGACCATAGCGTTTGCTCGTATCTCTTCATACATGCGGCGTTGCTCAGGGGTCATGCTTACGTTACGCACCGTGTATATTTTCTCAGGCAGGTCTAGGCAGTCTTTCTTGAGTACCCGAAAGGAGAATGAATCAATCCGGTCGGTTAGTTCATCCAAGTTTTTATAGCCTAGTATCTGCGTGAAAGCAGCGGCACCCATCTTGACCTTTTGCATGACGGCGTATCGGCTTTGGAAACCCCAGTATGATTCGAAGCCCATGAGTCCCGACCGTAGGAACTCCGCTTGTGACCAGATATCCATCGGGCTTTTGGTAACGGGTGATCCGGTAAGCAGACGCCTGAATCTAAACTCCTGCGCTATCTTGAGCAGGGCCTTGGTTCGTTTGGCCTTGGGGTTTTTGATCGTGGTGCTTTCATCCACGGCTATAAGACCACGGGACCCGAAGCGTTTAGCAAACCATTCCCCTGCGGTTCTGCCTTTGACGGAACTAAAAGCCTCGACGTTCATTACGAAGATTGTCAGGCCCTCGAAGGGTTCTTGAACCGCCCTCATTTCTTCTTGCTGCTTTTTGTTTCCCCCTGCAACCCAACGGATTACACGGTAGTACACATTGTCAGACATGTGCTCCGGTATTTCTTTCTCCACCCAGTTTCGATACACGCCCTTGGGTGCGATGACCAAGGCGAAGTCTATGTCATGTCTTAGATATAGCATGCCCATATTATCTATAAGAACCTTAGATTTTCCGGTNCCCATCTCCATAAAGTACCCGAACTCTGGGCGGGTTAGTCCAACCTCCAACGCAGCCATTTGATGGTCGAACGGATTTTTTTTAAAATTGTACTTGA